ATATTCCTACGCCAGCTTGAACTTCAGTAATATCACCAGCATTACCAACATTGACCCATGATGTGCCGTTGTAAACTTCAACCGCGTTAGTGTCTTGCAGATAAGACATCATGCCTTCAGCCAACACGCCGCTTAATGCAGTAGTGCGAGCAGTAGAGCTGGCAAACACCATAACTGTTTGCTCTTGTAAATACGTATTAACCTGAGCTGCCGTTAACACATCGCCTGTGTTAAAGAGCTTATATCCTGCGCCTGCCATTTGTTCTCCTTAGTAGCTCAGCACGTCTTCACCTAGTATACCCGATACATCGGAATCTAGGACAAAGCCTGCTAATAGTGGTTCGGTTGTGTATAGGGTAGTCATCCAGGATGACTTGGTAATGTCGTGATGGATAGCATTTACTAGGCTTGACTGAACAACGCTAGTAGAGCCTGGGGTTGTTTTAGTAACTGTTACTCCATCAAGCAATTCTATATCTATGCCAGCTAGGGGCTTATTGGGGTTGGCATCATCATAAAGATTTAGCTGAATGCTATCTATGCGTATCTCAGGGTCTTTACGTGTCGCTAGGATGCCCTTAGCTTGGTCTAAAGCTTCAGCGTTGGTTTGTACTAAGATATCTGAACGCTGGCCTGAATGCAAGAAAAACTTATCAATGGAAGGCTGGTCAAACACATTTTGAGCTGTGCCACCCAAGCGTGTGATGGTTACATCATTTATCAAGTTTGTATCATCAAAGGCAACTACGGCATTAGTGTATGAAATGTCCGTGCCTTGATCGCTAAACTCATAGACTGGGAACGCTGGCGTGGCTATAAGGGCATTACGGCTTACAAAATCAACCTTGCCATTGGCATCTAGGAAGATACCGCCAAACTCGCTCTGTTCCACGTTAAAGAGCGCCTGAAGGGCATCCCTGTCTGTGCCTGGGTCGGCTTGAAGGGTTGAATCTCCTGTGTCCACGTTACGCAAACTTAAAGGCCATTCAATCTCATCTAGGATGGCATTTACCCTAGCACCTGAAGTTTGTACGCCTGAGCCTGTAACCGTTGTTATGCCTGAGCCTGCAAGCAACTTAAAGCCATCTACGCAGCGCAGGGTAACTGTGCTTAGTTCATCGTTGCCTTGTCTAAAGCCTGTGTCGTATGTGTTGATAAATCCTGAAAATAGAAAATAATCTTGCGTGTTGTAGGTAGCATAAATAATTATCTGCCTAAGCGGAACAAGGTTTGGATAGTAAATACTGGCAGGGTTAGTAGGATTCCAATCACCTGTTTGATCATACAGCGTTACATTTGCCGTGCCAGCCTCAAACTGGGATGTTAAACGATTGCGCCCACGTCTGATAGAAACTCTAGTTACTAGGTCTGTAATCTCAATTGGCAACGTGCCTGAGCCTAGGGTATTTGTGCCTAGTATGCCTTCAGTTGCGCTACCTAAAATTAAAGGGTTAATCTCAAAAGCGGTATCGCTATCAAAGTCAACAAAGACACGCAGCGTAGGTGCTGGCATTAAATTGCCCTACTGCTTAGCAGTAAGCCCTTGCCTGTTTTTTGATAGTTGTATTGAATGTCTGTTATGACCTCAGCCAAATCCTCAGCAGATGTTACGTTGCCTTCAACAGTTACGTTGATGGTTGTTTCAGGAATTATGCCTTGGCTTGTTGCAGCTTCAATAGATTGATTTAGATACTCATTGGCCAATTCAAGGCTTGCTAATGCTGCTGCTAAATCTGCTGCTGCTAGGCTTTCTGTTAGTAGGCTTGTGGCATCCACATAAGCGTTGGCAGCATCTACTGCTTCCTGAGCTGCTGCCTTTTCTTCAGGTGTGGTTGCTGCTGCAACGGCCTCTGCTGCTGCTACTACGGCTGCTGCTGCATCTGCACTTGACAATCCAGCAAATACGCCTGAAGCCTCAGCAGCTTCTTTAAATGCTGTGGCTTTGTCCGTTTTAGCGGCAATAACATTGGCATTAGCAGTAGCCCTGCTAGTTGCAATCCCTGTCATTAATTCATTTAAAGCCATTTGTTGCTTAGCTAATGTGTCAAACAAATCTTTGATGTTCTTTTTAGCGGCATCAAAGTAATCGCCCCATTTGGCAAACGGATCGTTTGCTTCGAGCGTAGTTAAAGATTCTGCTAGTTCTAAGGTTTGCTTTTGTATCGTTTCTAGCCTTGCAGATAGTTTTTCTGCCTTATCAGCATCTTCTTCTAAAATAGCCTTCATAAGCAACAAGCGTGTGCGTTCTTCTTCAGTAATTTTGCCCTGTAACGCTGCTTCAATTTGTATCTTCTCTAAATCAAATACTGCCTTTGCTCTAGCGAGTGCAGCCTGATTCTTTTTGTCTTTCTCAGATAACTTAACGGCTTTGTCGCGCTCTTTAACAATCTTCTTTTGTAAATCTAATTGCTTCGCGTAATCACGCAGCAAGGCAGGGTTTGCTCTAGTTCCACCAAAGCCAGGCGTTGGGAAAAATTGATTCTTTATAGCATCTAATTTAGCCTGTTCACCAGCATCAATTTTAAATCCTGTGCCTAAAAACTCACGCGTGTAAGCCAAACTAAATGCTAATGAATTAAAAGCTGATCCTAAGAAGTTGGCAGCATTGGCAATACCAGATAACACTTTATCAAAATCGCCATCTGCTAACTTTTCTAAAGCCTGTAAAACATCTTCACCAATAATTTTGGCAGCATCATCTAGAGCTGTGCCTAACCTGTCTATTTTGCCTTGATACGAATCGGCAGCAGCAGCGGATGTGCCTTTGAACTCAGCATTAAGCGTTGCTATTGCTTCAGCAAAACCCATAGCTTCAAGTTCGGCAGATGTGTACCTTGTTTGGATTTTGCCTAGTGAAGCAAAGTTGCCATTAAAGGCTCTTGTTAATGCGTTAACAGTTGCATCTAGACTTGCGCCTGTGCCTGCTGCTAAATCAAGTGCCGTGTTTAGTAATTGAGTTGCTTGCTCGGCATCTAATGTAGTTGCTACAAGATCACGTATGGCTGGGCGTAATTGTTCCCCTGAAACGCCTGTGGCTAATTCTGTTTGCTTGATAAACGCTTCTAAGGCTGGAACGTTGTAGGCTAAACCTAAATTGTTTAACGATACTGTTAATTGCCTTACAGCCTTGTCTTCAGCAGCAAACGCGGTGATTGATTTCTTTAAAGCACCAATACCGGCAATAGCCAAAAATGTGCGCTTAGCCGTCTTTCCTAATTTATCAAACTTCTTTTCTAGTGCAGATGATCGTTTTTCAGCTTTGATAAATCCAGCATCTTTAAGTTCGCCAATGATGCGAACAACAATGTTAGTACTCATTAAGCCACCTTCTTGTAATCATAAAGCACAGATTGCCTGTTAAAATCTTCCCTTGCTTTGTTTATAGCATTCATAATAGCTGCAACCGCTTTGCCTTGGTTTTCTGCATAAGCTGCATAAAGTAAACGACCACGGGTTTTTGGGTTGCTTGTTTTGTAATTCTTTAATTCTCCAACGTGAGCATCTAGCCTATTAATCATCATGTTGCCTGCATCTGGATTATTGCTCTGACTATCTTTAGTGGTCTTGACACGCATTGTGCGACCATATCTACCAATAGGTACCATGTGGCTTGTAGGTCTGCCGTATTGATTAGTTCTGCCTGCTGTTTCAATAATTGCACCAGCAGCGTTTTTGTTCAGTAGGCTAATCATAGACTTAAAGCCACCTTTGGTTTTCTTTTGACCAGCCATAGAATAAACAAGCCCAGCTCTAATAAGCGATGGGTTATATTCTGGAAAACCGCTACCAGGATTGTTTGACCAATTGTTTGGTGGGCCAAAAACAAACGCAGGCACTTTAGCTCTAGCATCTTGAACAATAGGACTTAATTGAGCCTTGATCTGATTGTTCATTTCCTTGGCTATATTAGGTGCTAATTCTTTCAGGGCTTTCCTAAACCCTTCTAGACCTTCTACCTCTACTGGCATGATTCCTATCTTCCGCCTGTTTCTTTAGCACTTCTTGTATAGCTCTTAACATACTGCTATCCATATTAATAAACTCACTAGGCGCAATCCCTGTATGTACAGCTAGCTGGGCTACTCTGTACGTATAGGAATCACGCGTTAGCCATTTGGGGAATCATCACCAAGAACTTCAACAGCCTTTAAAGTGCTTAGAAACTTATCCCCAAATGGATAAACCTCTGGAGCATCTGCTCTACGCAGACATTCCCAAGCAAGCCAATAAATATCGCTCTGCTTTTGATCTTCTCTGAAAGCCTTGTAAAAGCCTTTCTTAGCATATTGCTCAAAAGCATATTCAACAGCAGGTGTAATCTCGTGGATACTTTCCGTGCCATCTGCCCTTACAACTTTAAGACTTGCCATTTTTGCCCCTTTGTTAAATTAGAACGTGCCGGTGTCGGCTACTGTTACAACTGAGTTTACAGTAAATGTAATATCCTGTGTGGACATATCGCCAACCGCGCCGTTAATCGGAGTTAGGTTGTTGATTAAAATATCACCTGTAAATAATTTATTGGTTGCTGCTACTGCTGCAACTTTGTCTTGGATTAGCTTGAATGCAACTGTTGTACCAAAAGCATCTGACAATGTGTCTAATACTGAGGAAGCTGCTTGGTCATTGAGAAATGAAACAGTAAGGGTAGCTGATTCCAATCCCTTGACAAACTTGTGTGAAGAATCGCCCATGGCGGTTACTTCTAGCTCATCTGCTGTCTGATTTAGTGTTACGGATGTTACGTGATCGGATAGGTCAATCGCGTTGATTTTCAATCCGACCTTATTATTAAGCGTAATCGCCACGATTACTCCTCATCTTTCTTTGTTGGTTTTGGTTCTTTCTTTTCTGCGCTAGGGGCAATCTGACCAATCTTGATCAGAAAAGCCTCACGCTCTTTGTCATTATCAGCCATATTAACTCCAATCGGATAGAACGCTGATTGATACTTCCCCGGACAACAAATCGCCTGCTGTTCCGGTTAAGACTGCTGGGGCGCTGAAAGTTCCAATTGTATAGGCAATTGATGATGCTTCCAGCTTATTTACTATATTCAGGTAATAATCTTCAATGTTAATTAGGTTGCCTTGGTTATCAAACATAGGGGTTAACACTATAAGCTTAAAGTTGACCTTAGGCTTGATTGCTTTGTAATGGTCATTGCTTGGCTCAATATAGGGATCGCCAGGCTGTACCACGATGCTATTAGCAAGCGGGGTGGCAGGTGGGAAGGAAAACACCTGCCACGCCGCATTATCAGCTAACGCGGTTGCGATTGTTCCCCGTAGGGTAGAGATTGCTGACATTATCCTACTTGACCGCCCGGCGCTAAGTGATCCGCAAGTAAACCGCGAACACGTGCCATTAGAGTATTGCCCATGCGATACGGCGAAGGTTGAAAGTCTGGTGAAATGCCACCAGCGTTTGAAGCTTGGCGAGCCTGCCAAATGTCAACAGCAATCATTAGAGATGCTAGGTTTACTTCAGGTAGTGTTTCGTAATCAATGTTAGTAGAAGCGTAAACGCGACCATAAGGCACTACTTGATGATAAGGTTCTGTTACAGATTGATTTAAATCAAAAGTTAGTGAGTGGCCATTTACAGCGGTTAACGTCTTATTGCCATTAAAATGCTGGCGCACGTTTTCTACTGTTACTGTTTGGCCTACGTAAAATTGCTTTTCTGTGCTAGGTAAGAAAATCTTGCCGTATGTGCCAAATCCTTCTAGGGCTACAACAGATTGGTCATTAAACCATAGCTTGTCTTTTACAATGTTTTCTGCTGCTTGG